TTCCAAACATTGTTTTCTTTTATATATACCGTTTCTCTCTTTTTATCTGTACAATGCATCGGTCTCTCGGTTTCATCCAATTCCTTCAATCCTCGAATCAAAATATTCGAAATGCCTTGCACATAACCCAGTTTCCCCATATCTTCGAATTCCTCATTTTTAATCACGAGAGATTGAACAAAATCCGAAAGATTCATCGCATTCTTGCAAGTTTCATTCAAAAACACTTGGATATTGAATTGTTTGTTGTGAATGTTTTTCGTCGTATTATGAACAATCGAAGGCTTGGATGCTAGTTCGTATAATTTATCTTTAAAATCCTTGTTCTCCATTATTAATTCTTGGTTCTGTTCTAGCACTTTTAAAATCCATTGTTTGTCAATTTTACTCTCAATAAATCCTGTTTTCCTTTTTTTCATCCTAATATTCAAAATAGGACATATATTTTTATGGCGATATAAACTAGGAATGTGAGCATACGTCTTGCCACAATCGCACGTTTTTTTAGAAACATCGTCTTTTATCAATTTAGCTTGTTTTACCGCATTTTGATGTTTACGTGTCAGTGTATGTCGATCATAGTTATGCTTCACTGACGTTGAATAGTAACAAACATCGCAGTTAAAAATTTGTTCGTTTTTATTAGCCATATTTTCACTCTTATAATAAAAATGTCCAAAAATTCTAAGCCCTTTTTTTGGAAAATACTAAAAAATAAAAAAAATTATGATGTCTAACTTTTTTTTGACGAAATGGAAATGAGAGCATTATGGTGCCACACGTGTTTTTCAAGAAAAAAAGTCGGTTTTCAAATCCCCTTTTCATTTTTGGACATTTTTTTTGTCCATTTTTGAAAAGGGGATTTGAAAACCGACTTTTTTTTTGGAAGTTGACATTTTCTTTATATCCTCGATTTTAAATATATATTATTGGGAATCCTACTTAAAGAGCCGCCTGCGGCGGCGGGGCCGAGGGTCTGATGGTCCCCTTCCGGGTCAGGATCACCAGTGAATATTATTAAGAAATTAAAAATATTTAGTTACTATATTATGAAAGACAAATCCAAGATAGTGGATTGGGATATGATTCTGGAAAAAACATATAATAAATGCAAGGGAATAAATGGCGGTCATAATGCGGATTACATTCCTGCATTAAAGAATGTGAATCCAAGAATATACAGTATTTCGGTTTGCACTGTCGATGGTGATATATATGAAATCGGAGATACAGATATAACTGCAGCAATTGAATCAGTGAGTAAAATTTTTTCTTTAGCGCTTGCTTTGAAAACATACGATAGTATTCCTATTTTAATGAAAAAGATTGGCGATGAAAAGAGTCGGGAAGCATTTAATTCTGCAAATGCAATTGAATCCTCTAAAATCCATACATTGAATTCCTTTGATAATGGTGGTGCAATGGCAACCACTAGTTTGTCATATGTACCCAATCGACGCAGTTTCCAAAAACGCATATATGACGAAATGTCCACTTTTGCAGGACGACGCTTGACAATGTCGAAGCGCATTTATGAAAGCGAGTATAATCACAGTCACCATAATAAAGGATTGGCTTTTTTACTAGAATCGTATGGACGCTTCTATGGACCCGTGGAAGAAACGGTGGATGTGTATACCCGCCAATGTAGTGCTCTAGTAAACACGAGAGATATTGCGATAATGGCGTCGACTCTTGCCAATAAAGGTGTCAATCCAAAAACAGGAAAAAAGCTTTTGGATAGCAGACATACGAACTATATTTTGCGTCATATGATAAATCACGGAATGTATGAATTATCAGACAAATGGAAAAAACATGTGGAATATCCTGCAAAATCGGGAGTAAGCGGATTAATATTGATGGTTCTGCCTGGTATTGCAGGAATTGGTATTCTATCTCCACCGATTGACAAACACGGCAATTCAGTCAAAGGAATACATACAGCAAAAATGCTGAATCATTTTTTGAAATGAAAATAGTATTTAGTGGAATAGAAAATAATATAAATAGAAAACGCAAAGTGTAAGCAATGGCACATCGTGCATTATGTATAACAGGTCATTTGTTTTTGGTTTCTCATAAATATTATATACATTATTCTTGTAAAAACACACATGAAAAAATACTAAGTGGTTGTTTATTGGCCACCTATTTTTGTTGTTGCGTCTTTTGGTGGGAGGCACAGCGTTTTTCTATCTTGCATCGTATTGACGCATTGGTAGCAAAAAGTTCAATAACATATTTCATTGTATACACATTGTCATGCAAAGAATTGAGTGAAAATGTGAAACGATCTTATTTTTTTATTATGGCGGGGATTTTTATAAGCGCCTATTTGTCGGACAAAGAGTCAAGAAAGGAATGGTGCAGTGAACAACACATACGAAATCACGCTTTGTTGCATTTTTTTTGTTTTATAGGTTCTTTGTACGCATTTTTTCCACAATCAGCGCTGCCCAATATAGATTCACAGCAAACAAACCATACAATCCTGTAAACATATAGAATGTATGAATAGGACCTTGCGAAACATTGTATAAAAAGACATGGACATCTCTTGTAAAGATAACATGAACAGGGTAATAATAGACACGTGAATAAAAAAAAGTGATAACAAAGGCGATTTGGTTGGCTTTTTTGCATAGTCCCTTGCTTCCTTTGAAAATGTTATTCAAGGAGAGAAAGAGGGTGGATATCTCGATAGACAAAATATCCACAATCAATTGGTTTTTTCTTTCTGTATCGGAACTAAGATGAGCATGTTGAAACAGAAAGGCGACAATAAACAATGCGAATATATGATGGATGATCATATCAACTCGTAAAGATTGTATCTTTGCAATATGCAAAGCATAATCAAATAAACATCCAACAACGACAAAGACGTTGGATGTGTACAAGAGTGTCTTTGTAAAGACGGACCACGTAGACAATATTGCTACAGCCAAATAAACATATTGAGTTAGAATCATGTGTTGTATTTTATTTTGTTATTGTTTTAGATTGTTTTTGTATATTTTATTTCTTATTTTACACCTTTTCTCATTTAAAACGCCCATTTAATCGTGAGTACTTGTTTCAATGCTACTTAAGTTTAATTTTTTTCTTATTTCAACAATCAACTTACTAAAAAACCCTCTCCCTTGTATAAATAATTTGGATTTTACTCCACAACATAAATCTATATCGGCATTTCCAGAGTTAAAATATTCTGTTTGTAATTCATTAATTACATTATGTAAATATTCGTTTGATTTATCAATACATTCTTCGTAGTTTGTTGAGCTCGTTTTAGCAAAAAAACATTTTCCAATAACATACTTTGGATTAGTATCATTTGAAACTAATGATTTAATGTAATCTACTTCAAGTGGTCGTTTTGATTTTTCGTGTAACTCATTTCCACTAATAACATCTCCTAATCTTAAATGTATTAATGTACTATCTGTTATATTTTTGGGTAAAAAATGTAAGTTTTGTTCTATTGATTCCATAATTATTTTGGTAATTAAATCAATATTATCACAACTAGTATTATTTCTTTTTTCTAAAATATATTTACTACCGATTGAATTTGGGTGTTCTATTAATATTTCATTCTTTTCATTTTCTCCTAACATATCAAACACTAAATCACCTAAACGATAAGATGAAATCATTATATTTTTATTAAAATTATTGTTTAAAATATTTGCAACAATAGAAGTCATATTTTCAATATCCTTGTTTCTATCTTCTTCATTTATAATGCTTTGTATATTGCATCTATTTCTATATACAATAATATTTTCATATGGTAACGTATCCATATTATCAGTTTGAGTAACTGTATAGAATTCATTCTCAACAAATGGTGTAAACGATATGTTAGGATGGAATTGTTTTATAAAAATACCAATAGCAACATCATCAATAATATCATAGCGTATTTTTTGCATATTAACCAATATACTTTTTACTATTTTTTTATTCATAATAATGCAAGTTCCGGATGCATAAGTTGTATTAAAGAATTCATTGTTTTTGATACCACATTTTTCATCCAACCAAGAAAGACATAGATGTGGACCCCCATATACGATAGGTTTTATAGTTAGTTTTTGCATCAACAATTTCATATTGATAACACTACTAATATTACTACGAACAACATAATCATACGTATTTATTTCGTTCTTAAAATATAAGAGTGCTTTGATTGTTTTTATTAATATACCAGGAACATAAGATTCATTACCTTTAATATATAACACATCATCTTCCAATTCAAACTCATTTGTATTCGATTTTCGATATGTATAATAAATGCTTTTGATATTTGAATTTATATTTTTATAATATTGGCTTGTAATGTCTTTCATTTTGTTATAATATTCAAATTCTGAGAATAAAATCAAATGTAATATTTTAATATTGTCTTCTTTCTTGTTATCTGAAATTTTTGTAATAATATTTCGCTTTTCAGATGTATTTGTAACTGTTCTTTTTACAATCTTTTTTCGTTGCCCACCCATTCTAAAAAAATGATTTTTCCCTAAATGATTTAAATTCATTGCTTTTATATTATTACTTACTATTTTTATGTAGCATAATTGAGTGCACAATTGCCTAGTGGTCTAATCGACTTTTTTTTCGTCGCCCGACCCGGATCGGCACCAACCCGGAACACTAACAATTCCCTATAAATTAAATCATCTATTATTCTTTCTCTGTTTTTTTGTTGAGATTTTTTTTGGAAATCAATATGATCTGGGTGTATCGTACTATCTTTATTTAACATCTCTAACAAAGCATATTTATATTGATAAGAATTGCAATGAATATATAACAATTCATCAGCAAGTGATAGTTCACTTATTTTTTTTTGTAATATATTGTTAACAATAGGAAATTTTTCAGTAATAGTATTGATACCATTTCTAGAAATAATATATCCCACGGTACCTGTACATAAATTACTTCTTGCATAATTTGAATTATTACCAACCCATTTTTCATTATCATATGAATTCGTAAAAATTTGCAAAATATCAAATGGTGGAGATTCTTGGATAATTGTGTTCAAATCAAAGGGAATATATTTCATATTTTCAAAGGTAATATCATCCTCCAAAATAAGAAAATAATCTCCTTGAACTGTTTTCAAATGATGAATGGCTTTCAAATGACTTAACGTGCACGCTATTTCATATTGTGTAATTAATCTAGTACTTCCATCGTTTACATTAGGTATTTTATCGTGCGTATAAATATATTGAAATAAATCTTCTTCTATTTTCCCATCAATCGCTTGAATGCGTGTATTGGGAATATCAATATGTGATAATTCTTGTTCCATATGTAGCCTTCTTTCTTCACTTCTATCCAAATTGATCCAAAGAATTTCACTTATACCATTTATCTTTTTATAATGATTTGTTTCTACATTTTGCATCAATGAAGAGGATTGTAATATATTTTCAGGTTTTTTAGTAATTATATTTTGCTTTTCAGATGTATTTGTAACTGTTCTTTTTACAATCTTCTTTCGTTGCCCACCCATTTTAAAAAAATGATTGTTCCCTAAATGATTTATATTCATTGATTTTATACTATTACTTACTATTTTTATGTAGCATAATTGAGTGCACAATTACCTCCCACAAACGTAACCATATTGATTCTCTCTTCAAAAAGAACCAGATTGAAATTGTAGTCATAAATACGCCATGTCGGTTTATTAATACCTATCACAGCCCCTGTCGTAGGGTCGCATATTGTCAATGTTTGCGCATATGGGTCCGTGGGAGGCGCAATCGTCACCGATTCTAATTCCACGTGTGTAAATCGACTCATATTGATCGCACCACTCGGCTGTAAATCGTAGGGCGAAGTATGCAAACAGAAATTATAACAATACAGTCCATCCGGACCATTCCCCGCCGTTCGCGTGTATTTTTCAATGAGATTGTATACCACAGCCGGTTGGTCATTCTCTCTGTAAATACCATCCAACAATATTCCCAAGGAGACCAATATTTCTTTCACGTTTTCTAAATTATAATTGCCTGTTATCAACCACCCTGTCATCCGACCGTCCGCATTGACACCCGGTCCTATCTGCACCAAGTAACCCCCTTGTTCCACCTGATATGTCCCTTGTGTAGGAGCACGGACCAAATCGTTTGGTATATAACGGTATGGCCAATTGGTATAATTGGACCATTCGTTTCGCAAATTGACATCGCTTCGTTGATAATAAAACAACCAATCCGCAATCATTCCCAGTGAATCGAGTTCGATTTTATTCGACCCCGTTACATTGTAAAATTTCTGTTCTCTCACTTGTTTGAAAATATATTTTTGTTCTTGCAACGCATACAGTCGCGCCTCGTCGTTTGAAAGAAAACAATATGTACAATTCAAATGAATGTCCGCATCCCATAGGGTCCGTTGATCCACATATGAACTTGGACCCAAATCCACATCAGGTGGTGTATGCAAAAAACGATAAAACTGCATATAGTATTGATTCAAATTTGCCGCTATATAGGGAAAATTGTTTGCGGCATCATAGACATCACGGATTTGAAAGAGTTCTTGAATCGGTCGCATAGTTACATTGATATGTAATTCATTGTATTGCAATGAAATCAATGGAAACGCCATTTGTGTTTTCAATTGAAACCACGTATTTAATGGAACAGTCAATGTTCGTCCACGGATAGATGGTTCTGCGCCTTGTGTAGCCGTTGTATAAAAAGCATTGGGATACGAATTGACACGCGTCCCTGCATTGCCAGGGTCATATATTTCAGGGACATGTCCAATCATTTTTTCAAAGAGTGCACGTTTTTCCGCAGAAAAATCACGCAATACACTGGCAAGAAGATATGCACCCGAGAATTCTTGAATGGTTTGGTTACCACATGTAATACTTATTTTGGAAATCATTTGTGCACCAATGTATTCAATCCATTTGTATTCATATGGAATCCATTTGTCACCATTGGCAGAAGAAGGTGGTACAATTGGACTCCATATATGTGGTAAATCAAATGAGAGATAACAATCCATTAGTAACTCGGCGTATCTAGGTATTTTGAAAGTGAAATGAGATTCTTCTGTGAGGCGCAATGTTTTTGACCCTTCGAAATCGACACGGAATTTTTGCAATCCGAAATTAGTATATTTAGCATAAGAACATTTGAAAAAGGTTTTGGATGGATTTCCGTTTAATAGAATGTTTTGTTGTCCTTCGGATACCAATTGCATTAAGCCACCAGGCATTTCT